ACAACGCTAAGAAAGGAAAGGAGAAGAGTATTGAGATGTATTTAGATTACGTGTTGAAACTAGCCAAGAACCTAGATTTGAAATCAGACGGCAAAGAGTTGCCACAGCCGATTCTATATGCCTTATTCAATAACAACAGCGACAAAAAAGATAGCGAGTCTAAAGAGGAGAATCAGAGCAGTGGCAGGGGGGACGAGTGCATCAAAGACAATATCAATTCTCCTATACTTAATACACTTAGCACAAACGGACAAGAAGCCAACACTAACGAGTGTAGTGGCGGAGTCTGTCCCACATCTTAAACGTGGAGCAATAAGAGATTTCAAGAGTATATTACAAGAGCAGAGATATTGGAAAGACAAACAATGGAACGAAACAGATCACATATACGAATTTGAGAACGGAAGTAAGATAGAGTTTTTTTCTTCTGATAACGGAGATAAATTAAGAGGAGCAAGAAGAGATAGATTGTTCATCAATGAGGCGAATAACGTAGCAAAAGATGCTTTTGACCAGTTGGAGGTTAGAACAAAGGAGCTTGTATTCTTAGACTGGAATCCAACAAACACGTTTTGGTTTTATGATGATGTAATTGGAAAAAGAGAAGACGTGGAATTTATAACATTGACTTATTTAGATAATGAAGCACTAAGCCAAGACATTAGAGAGGCAATAGAAAGACGTAAGGTAAATAAAAGTTGGTGGCAAGTATATGGATTGGGACAACTCGGAGAGGTTGAAGGTAAAATATATAAAGATTGGCAGATTATAGAGGAAATACCACACGAGGCAAGACTTGAACGATACGGATTGGATTTTGGATATTCAAATGATCCAACTGCTATTGTAGGAATATATAAATATAATGGTGGATATATCCTAGACGAGGTTACTTATCAGAAAGGACTGTCTAATAAACAAATAGCTGATATATTGCTTAATCAACCTAAAGCGTTGGTTATAGCTGATAGTGCCGAGCCTAAAAGTATAGATGAGATAAAGTTATACGGAGTAAACATAATACCAACAGTTAAAGGAAGAGATAGCATAAGACAAGGAATCCAATATGTGCAAGACCAAAGAATAAGCATAACAAAGAGAAGCACAAATTTGATTAAAGAGTATAGGAATTATTTATGGCTAAGAGACAAAAGCGGAAAGATATTAAATGAACCTCAAGATTATCTAAATCATGCGCTAGATGCTTCTAGGTATGGACTAACAAGTTTTAACATTCAGACATTTAGACCATTATCAGGAGGAGGAAATAATATTTATATATGATTAGTAAATACGTTAAGCAAATTATAGACCATGCAGAAAAGGTAATAACCTTATCTGTCGGTAAAGGTAAAAACAAGAAATCGTTAAGTTTCAATTATTTTGAAACACTTAATAGAATAAACCATTACGTTAATAATGAATATTTAGATGGAAGCCACGATATCTTCTGGCAAATAGCAAATCCAAGAGTTGTCCATACAGCTAAGAACATTGATTTAGACACTAAAGATTTATACCCGTATGCGGATGGCGATGTTTCTTATCTGCAGACATGGATATTAAAAATGAAATTTTACCGATGGTTAGAAGATAACCATATGGCACTGCTTCTTAATTCAAGAAGTATTGGAATATCGGTATATGGTTCATATATCTGGAAAGTGTGCAAAAACAATGGCAAAACAGAACTTGAAGAAGTTAATTTGCAGAATATCTATTTTGACCAGACGGCAAAATCAATTAGAGAAGTTGATAAAGTACAGTTGCATACATTGACAGAGGAAGAGTTGAAGGCAAAGGCAGATGTTTGGGAAAATGTAGAAATGGTTGAATGTGAAGACGGATCTGCTGAGATATGGGAATTTTGGGGAAATTATGATGGTATATACAAGCAGGTAATTGGTTGGGGGTATGGAGATAATTGTGTCATTCTTTATGAGAAAGACGAAAAAGAAGATAATGACCCATATTACGATTATCATTTAGGAGAATATCAGGGAAGATGGTTAAGAGTTGGAGTTGTTGAAAGACTGTTTGATTTACAGGTAAGAGCTAACCAACTTGTTAACCAGAACGCAGAAGCGTCAAGAATAGCGTCATTATTATTATTGAGAACGGCTAATCCGGAACTTGTTGGCAATGTTTTGCAAGACGTAGATAATGGTGAGATTATCAATTCCGATGATTTACAACAGATTGGTATAAATAATGTTTCATTTAATAACTTTGTTGCTGAATTAAGAGAGATTGAGAACAAGGCAGACCAATTATGTTTGACTCCCAATGTTATTACTGGCGAACAGTCTCCAAGCTCTACTCCGTTCAGGAGTTTGGCAGTTACAACAAATGCCGCAAAGTCTGCATTTAGATTGATAAAAGAATCAATCGGAGAGTCAACTGGCTATTTATTGAAAGAACGTATTTTCCCAGAAGTTGTTAAAGAGTGGAACAAAGGAGAAATATTTGAATTATCAAGAGATGAAGCTGATATAAAATATTTTGAAAAACAGTTGAAGAAGTTGGCAAAGTATAAAACTTTTACTGAAAATGTGTTAAATGGGAAGTCTGTATATCCTGAGGATATGGAAATGGTGGAGAGGACAATAATGGAAGGGTTGGAAGAGATGCCAAAACGCATTGAGATACCGCCAAATTTCTTTAATTTCAAATTTCATATTAGGACAAACATTACAGGAGAGGCGATTGATAAAACGCAAAGGAATGATGCTTTATATAATGTTTTAACTTGGATACAGACAAACCCTCAAATTGTAAATATTCCATATTTTAGACAATATTGCGAAGAGAATGGTATAGATTATTGGAGATTGACTCCTGAACAGTTGGAAGCTGTAAAAACATCAAAGACACCTGCTCCAATGGCGCAACCAGATAAATTATTAAGTGCAATAGACACTGAATAATATGATTAAAAATTGCTCAAAGTGTGGGGCTTCTTATTCTGATTCTGATGATGAATACTGGTGTGAGTGCGGAGATAAGAATGCAGAGTTCGATGGAGTTTGTTGTTTCTGTGATGAAAAGTCTAAATATCACATAGATAGATATAAAAATTTTTATGGAAATAAAAGACTTATTACAAACTAAAGCCTGGCAAGACATAGAGGGCATATTTTTTGAAGAAATAGACAAGATGAAGCGAGATATAAACACGAAAGATAAGGAAATATCAGAGATTGGCAAGCAGTATGTGGCTAGGAGAGAAGCTGAAAAGATTGTTATGAGCGCACTAAACAGAATAAGACGATATGGGAAAGAATTAAAAACATCAGATATAAGCTACAAGTAAACAACTTAAAGAATCACCTTGCTTGATGATAAAGCGCTAGTCATTAAGGGGCTTGGTGATTCTACCTCTTAAAGGCTAGAGCCTCGTCATTAAGACGGGGCTTTTGAGTTATCACATCTCTTAAAAGTGAATTTAACCTTATTCTTTATGGAAAAAGAAAACGTCCAAGAAGACTTGGAATTAGAGGAGACAACCTCTCAAGAAACCGACAACGAACAAGTCGATAACACACAGGAGGAAGAAACTGATCAGGAAGAAAACGAATCGGTTGAATCCTACAAAGCTCGAGTAGTTGAGTTAGAACAGAAAAACAAGGAATTGTTTGCTCGACTAAAGCGAGAAGAAAAGAAACCTTTAAAAAAGACTAACACAGAACCGATTGCTGATCTTGATCTATTTGAATTTTTTTCTCAAGGTGGAAGCCGAGAAGATTACGAGCAGTTGCAAGTAATTATGAGAGGTAAAAACCTTTCAATGGCAGAAGCCAAAAAAGATGCTTTGTTTGAAGCGTATCTGAACAAGAAAAGTCAAGACAAAAAATCAGAGCAAGCACAATTAAACTCAAGACGAGTTGTAACGCAGGACACAAAGTTCAAGACTGGGCAGACTCGTGAAGAACATAAGAAGGCTTGGTTAGAGAGTATTAAATAGACAAGTAGGCTAGGTTCATTAAACGTATGACAGCAGGACTTGGTAATAGTCATCAGAGTACTACCACCCTTGCTACAATGATTCCTGAGATTTGGGGAGAACGAATCAACGATTTCTTCTATCAGGAATTAGTCTTTGCTCCTTTCTTCATTGATAGAAGCGAAGAATTAGTAGAAGGTGGCGATATTTTACACACTCCGACAATGGTTGAGATGAGTGCAACCGCAAAGTCTAACGGTACAGCAGTTACATTAAACGCTCCTACTGAATTATCAGCAGATTTGACCGTTACAACTTGGTACGAAGTTTCTTTCATTATTGAAGACTCAGAGGCTTCTCAGGTAAAACGTTCTTATAATTTGATGGAAGTTCAGGCAAAGGGTGCTGCTAAGACAGTTGCAACAACATTGGAAGCAGCTATTGCCGCTTTATTCGACAATTTCAGCTCTTCTGTTGGTGCTTCTACGGAAACATTGGCAGACTCTTCTATCCGAAGTGCTATTGCCACATTGGAAGCAAACACAAAGTCTCCTATTGATCCGAATGACACAGCTTTCTTTGTAAAGCCATCTGTATTCTGGAATCAAATTCAGGGATTAGACAGATTTGCATTGGCGCAGAATGCTCCTATCAATGACCCAGCGGCAAAAGTTCCAGCAGGTTATTTGTATGGCATTCCTGTCTATCGTTCAGTCAACGTGGCTTATATCTCCGGATCAACTGGTGTATATAACTGCTTGGCTAAGAAAGAGGCTATTCATTGGGCAACAAGACCGTTCCCAGTTTATGGCGACAATGGAATGGTTGGTGCTTATAATGTTCGTGTTCAATCAACTTATATCCCAGAATACTTGGGTGTATTGACCACTGCAGATGTCTGCTATGGTGTAGTGATGAACCGATCAACAGCTGGCGTAACAATCAAAACAAGCGCATAAATTATTTATTAAAATAATTTCCTTGGTTGGCTTGGCACTAGACCGCTAAAGCCAATCAGGTCTGGAAGGAAGTGATATGGGCAAAATAACAGTTAACTTGCTAACAAAAAAAACAGTAATGCTTAATAAGCAAGGAAACGTAGTTAGCGAAGAAACTATTGATTTAACTAAACCACAAGCTAATTTAGAGGCTAAAAAGTCAGCTAGGTTAGCAAGACTTGGACTTAAATAATATGAGAATAGAGTGTTTTAAAAACAAACGAATAAGTAAATTATTAAAGACGAAAGATAAATATATACAGGCTGGTAGAGTATTAAGCAAAAAGCAGGAAGAAATAGAGCAGGAGTTAAAGAAACTTGCCTTGCAGGTGCAGAAGATAAAAGACGTGGTAACACCATTGGTTAATGAAAAAATAAAAGAGCTTAATTTATCGGAATTAGATGAAGTTGCAAAAGTGTCTGTTGTAGGAGATGAGATTGAATTAGAAGTATATGATGTAGTAGAAGAGTTTACTAAAAATTATTTAAAGAAAAAACGTGAACAAGCAAATGCTCAAAAATCTAACACTGAAGGAGAGAATAAAGATGAATCAAGTTCTAACTTGGGACAGGGTGGCGACAATAAAGAAGGAACAGCAGAGAATAAAGAGGGTTAAGATGCTAAAGAGTAAACTTACTTTTGTATGATAAATGCTTATTTTATAGCGAACTTTGCTGACGGTTGTTATTATTACAGATGTTATCTTCCTTTATTACACAATGGCTGGGATGGTTCTTATATATCAATGCGTTCTGGTTTAAAAAGTTCTGAACAACAAGCACGAGAAGTTATGAAACAGCAAGTAGTTGTCTTCCATAGACCGTCAGATGTAAAGAAACTTGAACTGGCTAAGATGTTAAAATCGCAGGGAATAAAAATAGTTTTTGATAATGACGATAGTTACAAGGAACTCGGGGATAATATGAATTTTAAGGACGTTTTAGCCCCCCAGAATGCGATATTAGAGGAGTTTATGGGTATAGCCGACCTTTGCACCACAACAACAGACTTTCTGGCTGAAGAGTATCGTAGAAAGAACAGAAACGTGATTGTGTTACCTAACTTCATTGATCCAGATGATTGGGAGACTCCTAAAAGGAATAAAGGTGATAAAGTAAGAATAGGGTTGGTTGGGAGTGTTACGCACAATTCTGATTATGCTGAAATAAAGCCATTATTGGAAAAGTTAAGCAAAGATAATAGAGTGCAATTAGTTATAATGGGAATGAGGAATGTGCCTGAAGAATTTAAGCAAAAAATGCAAGATGAGATTGATTTTTGGGAAAGTTTAAATGTTGAGTGGGTTGAAAGTGTAAGAAACTATAAATATCAAGAAGCTCTTAATGATTGTAGGCTTGATGTGATGCTTATTCCTAGGCTGGATAATTACTTTAATAGGTGCAAGTCTAATTGTAAGTTCTTAGAAGCGTCAATGCTTGAAATACCTGTTATAGGACAAAGTTTCCCTGATGGATTGAGTCCGTATGATAATAATCCTGTTGTAAGAACAGCAAGTAGTCTAAGTGAGTGGGAAACTGAGGTTGAAAGATTGATAACTGATAAAGAGTTGAGACGAAAACTTGGTAAAGACGCTAAAAAATATGTATTAAAGAATTATAATATAAAGGATAAATATAAGTTATGGGAGGAAGCATACAAGTCTATTCTGCAATAGTCGGGAATATAGATTATCCTAGAAATGATATAAAAGTCTTTACGGACTTGATTGATATAAATCCTCGACGAAGTGCGAGAAAATATAAGACGCTTTCTCACAAATACATTGAAGCTGATTATTCTATTTGGATTGACGGTAACTTACAATTAAAGTTGCCGCCAGAGCAAATAATTGAAGAATTGGGAGAATTTGATATTGCGACCATAATCCATCCTATAAGGGATTGCGTTTACCAGGAAGCAGAAGCAGTAAAACAACTTAATAAAGACTTGCCTGAAATAGTTGACGCTCAGATGGCTAGATATAGAAGTGATGGTTATCCTGAACATAATGGTATGGTTGCGTCTAGTATGGTTGTAAGAAAACATACAGATAAGATTAAATTATTAAATGAAGCGTGGTGGAATGAGATTAAAACGGGAAGCCAGAGAGACCAACTATCATTTAATTATGTTTGCTGGAAACTTGGGATAAAATACAAATTATTAAGTGGAGAGTGGCAGAACAATAAATACTATACATATAACCAACATTATGAAATTTAGAGAGAGTGCTATTGCACATAAATATTTAGACGGATTAAAAGGTATAGAAATAGGTGGTTCTGCACATAATTCGTTTGGACTAGATACAATAAACGTAGATTACACTGATGATATGCACACTGTTTTCAAGATAAATGAAGAACAGTTGTGTGGTGAAAAGATGAACGTTGATGTAGTTGCTAATGGAGATGATCTACCATTTGAAGACGAAAGCACAGATTTTGTTATAAGTTCTCACGTTATAGAACATTTTTTTGATCCGATTAAAGCAATAAAGGAATGGTTAAGGGTTGTTAAAAAAGGAGGATATATTCTAATTATTGCTCCACATAAAGATAGGATTTTCGATTCAAACAGAGATTGCACTACGAATGAGGAGTTGATTAAAAGAAACTCAGGAGAAATAAAAATGGAAGATGTTGATAGGACTGGCTGGCATCACACGTCAACTGTTAGCGGGCTAGATTTTGAACTTCACGGACATTGGTGCGCTTGGACGACAGAGGCATTTAAGTCATTTTTGGAAATGTTAAAAGTAAATATAGTAGAGATTCAAGATGCTGATGATAAAGTTGGAAACGGATTTCTATTTATAATAAAAAAATAGTATAATATATATATGGTTTACAATGATACAACAAATAAACTTGGAATTATCCAGTCTTGTGAAAGATATACTGGGCTAGGAGACGCCATTATTTCTGGAAGCACAGATAAATTGATGGAGTTCACAGCATATTCAAATACAATATTGCGTAGATTATGGCATACAATTCACGAATCAACTGGATGCTGGGAGTATGATGATTCAAACGAAACTGATTTGCCACAAGCAACTGCAAATTTAGTTAGTGGAACTGCAAAATACGCATTGCCAACAGATGCTTTAACCATAAAGAGAGTGGAGGTAAAAGATAGTTCTGGTAATTGGGTTGTTTTAAAGCCTTTAATACGAGAAGAAATAAAAGTGGCTATTGATGAAGCCTTAGATACAGATTCGTTACCTGTTTATTATAGATTATTAGGTGATATAATTGAATTGTTTCCTGCATCTAACTATAACTCAACAAGTGGACTTAAAGTATATTACGACAGAGGTTCTGTCGCTTTTGTTTATACAGATACCACGAAAAATCCTGGAATAGCATCAGAATATCAGGACTTAATACCTCTTGGAGCGAGTATTGAATGGTTAGACATAAACCTCCCAGAAGACGCAAGAACAGCCAAGATGCAACTTAAATACGATAAAGGTATTCAGGAATTAAGGAGTTTTTATAACAAAAGATTTCCTGCCAAGAAGAAAGTAATGAGAAGACTTTATACTTCTTATAAATAATATGAGTTGGACTAACGATGAAAAACCTAGCGTATATTCCGATCCGATATGGTATTATTCAAGATTACCGTGGGACGAAACAGCGTTTTCTTATATAGAACTAATATGGCAATATACGCCAACAAATATTTGGACTAATGATTCAGTATAAATATGTCAACAATAACAAACCTAGAAAAAACTTCGACTGGAGCAGCCAGTCTAACAATAATCAATGATAATTTCGACAACTTAAATACCGATAAGCTAGAAAAATCAGGAGGGATAATGACCGGAGAACTTTCTTGGAACACGGTGGCAGCTTTGGGTTTAAAAATTCAATCTTTGACTACGGCGCAAAGAAACGTTTTGACTCCAGCTAACGGACATATTATTTATAACACAACAACAACACAGTTTGAGGTATACGAAAATGGAGCTTGGGTAAGTTTAAGGGGAGTGGCGGTTGATGCATCTACCATAGCTAAAGGAATTACAAAATTAAGCGTAGCACCGGCAGAAGCAACAAATCCGATTGCAGTTGGTGACAATGATAGCAGGCTACCTACTCAAGGAGAAAATGACGCATTGGCAGGAACGTCTGGCACTCCTAGTGGAACAAATAAATACGTTACTAACGATGACACGACAACTACAGCGTCAGCTGGCAAGCTAATTAGAGGCAAGCCGGTAACAGGTAAATTAGACGAATCTGTTTGCCAGACTACGGACGCTAATATAACTGACTTAACTGACGGCGGAGAAACAACTTTACACAGCCACGCCGTTTCTTTGGCTTCAGTATTACAGGGTAGCCAGCAAATAATGATTAACACTAAAGGATTGTTGACCAAAACTACTGGAGCAGGAGCGTTCAACTGGACGGAATCAGCGTTCAGTTCGGTGTTTTCGGGGAATAATGGGGCTGGTAACTACGGGTATCTAGCCGGTGCTACAACTGACGGGTCAAAAGATTTTTCTTTCACCATTACAGCTATAAGTTTGTTGCAAAATGGTGACTGCTTAATGGGGTTAATGTCTGCATATACAGATTATCCGACTGCTCATATATTAACGGCTGTTCACGCTGGCTTTATTTTCCAAAACCTGAAAGTTTACGCTTCCAACGCAGACGGTACAACCCAAACAGTGACAGATGTTACAGGTGCGTATACGTTGAGTAATTACAACACCTATACGGTCAAAAAAGTGGGTTCAAGTATTTATTTCTATATCAATGGGACTCTAGTTGCTACCCACACGACCAATTTATGTACTAGTGCTGCGGATTCTTTAGGTATTAACTTCCAGTCTCAATCAGGTTATGCAAGTACTGAAAATATCACATACTTGAACAACTTTATTTATACCCAAAATAACTAATATGGCAACTTTATACAATCCAGGCGACCCAATGTACAAAGTTTCAAGAGGAAGATTAGAAGCAACTTTGCTGGGGGCTGGAGCAACAAATTCTCAAGATGGCAATTTGGAGGTTATTGTTATGAAAGCGGACATATTTAATGGAACAAATGGTGCTTGGGGGATGGGATCAACCTCTGGGGCTGCCACAGAAGATAGCACGGGAGCATTAAATTTTGTTATTACTGCTCAATTTAGTAACAATAGTGCTTTTGACGAGATAACAGTTTCTAATTCTTACGTAGAACTAATTGCTTAGTTATGGCAGACCTTCTAATTAACAATTTCCAGAAAAAGGTAAACAAAACTTACCTGCAAGAGTTCTCAAAGATGAAGAACGTTGATTGCGATACTGTTTCGGGTGTAGCAATGGTTAATTATAAGCTAGAGTCTGATAATGCAAGCTATTCTTCTTATACGTTCACAGCAACAGCAGATAGCGATAGATTAACAACAAGTGCTATCCACGGATATTCTGGGCTTGTAGCGGTAACTGTTTCAACTACAGGAACATTGCCGGCAGGACTTTCTGCAGGGACTGTCTATTATGTTATCCCTGAATTATCAAACACATTAAAACTGGCAGACTCTATTTCTAACTGTATTTCAGCGACTCCAATAGACATTACTGACGAGGGGACTGGAACACATACAATAACTCCAGTAACAATGGGGGCTGTGCAGAAAATAGTTGATTCTAAAGGTAGTTCAAGCTATTTTAATTTATTTGCTATTGATGATAATGGAGTTATTTGGGTTAAATACATAGATGGCACTTGGACTGTTATTTCTGGTAATACAAATACAAATGCAAGAGAAATAGTAATATGGAAAGACTATTTGTTTGTAATGGGAACAACAAAAATTTCAGTGTATGGGAAACTTAGTTTAATATCTTCTGGTTCTGCAAGTTGGACTAATGACTGGGCAACATTCTCGCAAACAATTTCATCTGATAGACCGGCTATAGTTGGGCAAGATGATATGGTTTATATTGGAGATGGTAAGGTAGTGGCTTCCATAATGGAAAACACAAGTCAAACATTTAATCCTGCAAGCGGAGCTACATATACGTTTAATAACGCAGCAGTAGATTTGCCTGATAATTATCAGATTACTTGCTTGGAAGAGCTAGGTAATTATTTAGCTATTGGGACTAAATACGGATATAATTATGGAGCTGGGAATGTAGCTGATATTTTCCCTTGGGATAGAGTAAGCACAACGTTTGAAATGCCAGTAAGACTAAAAACTTGTGGCGTAAGATCGTTAATAAATATAAACAATGTTTTGTATGCTATTGCTGGATTAAAAGGTGATATTTACGCCACGGATCTTACATCTTCTCGTTGGTTAGCTAGAATATCAGCTCAACAAGTTGATTTGCAGCAAGAACAACTACAAATATACACGTTCAGAAATGCAGTTGCTCAATTTAATAATAAATTATTGTTTGGGGCTACAACTTCGATGAGCGGAAGCCCTGTTGGTATTTTCTCTTATAACATTGAAACTGGTGGTATATCGATGGACTATACAATTTCGTCTAGTAATGATGCTAAGAACATTTTTTCGTTATATGTATCAAGCGATAATGTATTTTATGCTGGCTGGGAAGACGAAACAACTAATGGTATTGATAAATTAAGTCAAACTCACAGATATTCTACGTCTGAAATTATAACCGGTTTATATAAGACTGGGACAAATAGACGGAGAAGAGTGTTTAAGCACTGGGAAATAGCATTGGCAAAATCGTTAGAAACTGGTAATTCAGTTGCTTTATATTATAGGCAGAAACTTAATGAAAACTTTACACTTATTGGGACAATGTCAGAAGGATTGAGCCAGATATTCGACAGGAGCATAGAAACAGAGAGTATTCAGGTAAAAATAGTTATGACAACAAGCACGCTTACTAACTACACGCCTGAACTTATATCTGTAAAACTTATATGAAGCCATTAAAACAAGATTATAAGGACATAAAAACTGAAAACTTTCAAAAAGTAGAAAAACATAGACATAATGGATTAGATGCAGAACGAATAAAACCAGAAAATTTACAAAATGCTTTTCTAAAAATAGTTGACTCTGAACCAACTGAAGCACCGACAAGATTTATTGATCAAATACAGCTTTATTCTAGTGGAGATAATTCAATCTTGTATGCTTGGGATAACAAGAATAAAGCGTGGCTTAAATTTAATTACTATATAGCACCGTAATATGGCAACAACATACGACAATAATAAAGAGGGTGTTGCTGGAGGGGCTACTGTATCTTGGGGCGAGCCAGAAACTACTGGAGCGACAGTATCGTATAAAGAGCCAACCACTTCGACAGTAAGTCCTGTTACTCCGACAAAACCATTAACAGTTACAGATTTTGAAACTCCTGATATTATAGTTCCGAACTTAAAGAACGTATTTGAAACTGGCAAAGAAACAGAAACTACAATCAGTAAAATTGCAGATGTGGCAAAAGAGTCAAATATACAGACGATTGATGAACTTATTAAAACATTGCAAACTCCTACAACTTCAGAAACAGAAAGAGCTACATTAACGGATCAACTAAAAACAGCATTAGAAGAAGTCAAAGGTAAGTCAACTAGACTGGCAGAAGAAGAGCAAAAAGCTGGTGTTAGCAATATGGTTAAACAGTTGCAAAATATTAACCAGCAAATAGCAAGCACTCAAGCAGGATTGATGACTGGAATAGCACAAGAAGAGGCAAGACCAATAGCGAGACAGTTTATTACTGGAAGAACGGCAGAAATGCAAAGACAAGCAGCGGCAGAACTTGGAGCATTATCGCTTACTTCTCAGGCAATACAAGGTAATATTTCATTAGCACAACAAACCGCTCAAAGAACGGTTGATTTAGAATTTGCAGCACAAGAGCAGGAAATCGAAAACGTAAAAACGTTGCTAGATTTAAATTACAATAATTTAACTAGAGAAGACAAAAAGAAAGCTGATGAATTGAACATCAGATTAGCAGAAAGAGAAGAACTTATTGCTAAACAGAAAGAAGAAAAAACAAATATTAGCAATCTAGCGATTAAGGCAGGAGAAGCCGGAGCAGACTCAATCACTATCCAAAATATTTTAAGCTCAAAAACACAAGAAGAGGCTATATTAAATGGAGCTGGTTATTTACGTATTCCGGATACAACTATAATTGACATTGAAGGAAGAAAAAAACTTATTGATGTGCAAACAGGTGAACTGATTAAAGATTTAGGAATGAGTGATATTTCAGCACCTAAATTAGAATCTATTGAAGACAGTTTTGGTAATAAGATTTATGGGACTTGGGATGGGACAACATTCAATCCTTTATCAGTTCCTAATTCAGAGATATTAAGTAATGATGAACTTTCAACTGCTATAAACACTGCAATAGGAACAATGGGGTTAAGTTCTGATGCTAGAAAATCAGTAACAAATGCAGTTATGTCTAATTTAGAAAATGGAGATATTGAAGCGGCAAAAGACGCTTTAGAAACAGCAGTAAGAAATAATGCTAGAGTAGCAGAAACTGAAAAATTTAGTGCTTGGGATTCTGCATATTCAGATTTAGAAAAAATAAAAAGTTCTCTTGATGAATATGAAAAAATGGGAGGTAAGACTGGTTTTTGGAAAGGATTATCTGAAAAGCAATTAGAAAAAATTGGTAGAACGACAGACACCGAATTGGCAAAGATAAAAAGTAAGATAGCTATTGCTATCATAAATTATAGGAAGAATGTATCTGGTGCAGCTTTTACAGAATCAGAAAAAACAGAATACGAACAAATTTTCCCAAGCATTGGAGACACAAAGGAACTTAATGATGCAAAAATAGAGTCTTTGATGGAATCATTTAAAAATAATAAAGATAACTTCATAAGGACCAAGGTTGGTTCAAATGCATACGATAAAATATTTGGAACTACTAGCTCCGTATCTCAGTTGCCTCCTCTTACAAAATCATATTCATCTATTGATAGTTTAGTAACAGAATATCCAGAATATAAAACTTTATATGGAGCTATTTTGAAAGAAAACCCTAATTTAACAGATGACGAAATCTTAAAAGAGATATTGGAACTATCAGGAATAAAAAGTGGTGGAGGAGCAACAGTAAATTTTAATAAGCCCGTGAGTTCGGGCGTAAAAAGCTCAAACAAAATTTTAGCTACTTTATCGCAAAAACAGAATGGTAAATCTGGTGGGCAATGCGGATCATTTGTAAATAGGATTACTGGGATTGGAGTTGGTGATAGTTATCAATCTAAAATGGCTAAAATGGATCCGAACATTAAGAAACCAGAACCAGGGATGGTGTTTGTTATGCCTTATAGTTGGACTGGACATATAGGATTTATTTTAGATATTAAGAACGGAATTGCTACTGTAAAAGATAGTAACTGGGGATTAGACGAGAAAATTCAAACACATAAAATACCAGTATCAAAATTAACTGGTTTTAGAAGAGTATAAAATATGGCACTTACACAAGAACAACGAGATAAATTACGAAAACAATTTTTCGATCCTCGTGTTACAACTTCAGTTGATACAGATGTTCAGGCTAGAATAAACAGGATAGAATCTATTGGGACTTCCAAGGAAGAACCAAAAAAAGAAGAAGGATTTTTTAGTAAAGTTGGAGGTATAGTAAAAGAGGGTGGAGAAAAAATTAAAGAAACGTTTAAGAGAGCCGCAAAAGCAGAACAAACGCCTTTAGAAACTGGAGTTCAAACAGTTGGGACTGTAATCGGAACAGGGTTTGATATTGGATTTGAAGCTGCTAAAAAAGTGTTAGATGTAATTGACTTCACCGACAAAGGTGAAGAAATATTGGGTAAAGCCGGCAAAGCCTTTACTGAAAGCGAAATTGGCAAACAGGCATTAAACGCCATTTCTCAAGGGACAGAAAAATATGACGCTTGGGCAAAAGCCAACCCTAGAGCGGCGGCAAATATAGAAGGATTGGGTAATATTTTATCAGTTGCACCTGTTGGGAAAGCAACCCAGTCGGTTACTAAGGCAGCACAAAAAGGTGCTAAAATTGCAGAAAAAACAATACAAAAGACGACTGGAACATTAGTTGAAAAGATAGCCGAGAAAGTTCCGGCGATTGGTGTTAAAAAAATTGAAAAGATAATTTCATTAAAACCAGATAAATCAGAGGTTAGGAGAGCATTGTCAGAAGGAAGAGTAGTTAGAACACCAAACAAAGTTTTTAAACTTCTTGGAGCTAAGGATAAAATACAGACGGAAAAAGCTGTAAAGGAAGCTGCTGATGTAATTAAGCGAAGAATCCCTGGAGCATCTGGAATGTCCGATCAAGAGATATTAACATTATCAAAGAAACAGATTTCTCAAATATCAAAAGAACTAGAGCCAAAATTAAAAATGGTAAAAATAGACGATACACCTAAAGAAAACATCTTAAATAGTTGGGCAGACTTAAAAACAAACCAAATAGAAAAAAATGTATTATTAAGCGAAAGCGAATTAGCAAAGGCACAATCTCAATTTGAAAAAGTGTTAAGTGATGTAATAGACGCTGATAATGCAGATGATTTATGGAAAGCTGTTCAAAAATACGACAATACAGTTTCTCAAAAGATTAAAGATGCAGCGGAAAAAGTAAGTGGAGATAAAGCATTAGAGTTAAAGGATATTTGGCTTGATAATAGACGTATTTTAAGAAACTCAATCGATGATGTGTCTGATATAATTGGAGATGATGCGGTAAAAAATTCTTTCAAGGATATGACTGGACTCTATACTGGAGTGAATAATATTATTGCTAACGCAAACTTCTACAAAGGTAACGATTTTATTAAAAAACTATTATTAGGAGCAGTTGGGGTTGAGGCTCTAGGCTCTCTTATAGATTAGTATGTTGCATTTCTTGCAGACAATTTTAGTCGTTTGGATGCTTATAACTGTAATAGATTATGTTAAGCGATAAACAACAAAAAGCACTGGAAGACATAAAGCTCATCGAAGAGCTTGGAACAGATGAGAGGCTTGTTTTGTTTAATCATATTAAGGAAAACAAGAAACAATTTTCCGAGATATACGATGAACTTAATAAGAAATACGGAGAATTGGAGCAAGCCATTGAAGACATTGAACTGCTAGAGCCACAGAAAGGAGAAAAAGGCGATAAAGGCGATAAGGGTGAAGACGGGAAAGACGGAAAAGACGGAAAAGATGGGATTGACGGAAAAGACGGAAAAGACGGTATTGATGGTAAGGACGGAGAACCTGGCAGAGACGGCTTGAATGGAAAGGACGGGGTTGACGGTAAAGACGGGAAAAACGGAGAAAAGCCACGTCATGAATGGAAGGGTCAGTGGATACGATTTGAGGAGCCAGATGGGAAGATGGGACCTTGGATAAACTTACAAGGTCCGAAAGGAGAAAGCGGAAGAGCAATTTTTGGAGGTGGAGGAGGAAGTTTGAAAGTAAATGGTTTCCAACAAGTTAAGAAGATAAATGTTGGTACCGGCCTCTCTGTTAGTGGGAATAATGACGAGGTAACGATTGAGGGAACTCCAGTGGTAGCAGAGACTGATCCTGTTTGGACAGCCGAAAAAGTAAATTATTTAACCGCTGATGAGATAGCTACGTTGCTAAATGGATATTTGACGTTAACCGGAGGGACAATGACAGGACGCTTGGATGTTGCTGATGGTTCTTATGCAAATTTAGGGATTGGTTTTGCTGGAAATAATAGGACTGGTTGGTTTAGGGGATCTGATGGTCGCATAGAGTTTCTTGTTGGTGGAATTACGGCATTACAGCTTTATCCAACGCAAGCACTATTTAGCGGTGGAAGTATTGCTGAACCTGGATTATCTTTTAATGACGAAACAACGACTGGAATCGCTAAGGCTTCTGCTGGAGTAATGGACGCTGTTGTTGCTGGAAATTCTATCTTAAAATTCGAAGCAGATAAGATGACCGCTTCTCAAGATATTAGAGGTAAAGACATTGTTAAGACAAGGACAATTTCCATAACAAGAGATGTTAGTGGTTACATAACAGAAATCGCAAAAACTGGTGGTAGAACAATCACAATAACAAGAGACGCATCAAATTACATTACATCTTACACCGATTCGATTAACACTTGGACAATGACGAGAGATTTATCAAACTACATAACAGCAATAACTGTAACTTAATATGAGTATTCAAAATTATTTCGTTCAAGTAACAATCACAAGAGGACAAATTGTCGAAAATGATGACGGAACAACTACAAAAGAAGTAACTGAAACAGTTAAGGATGAAGTTGTTTGTTTTGATTCAGAACCTGAAGCGGTTGCAAAAATGATTGTGCTTGGAAATGGATTAGAAGTTAATCAAGACCGTTTAATTGGGGAGGTATAAAATATGGCTTATCGTGTAGTATCTAGTAATTCAACTTATAGCACAGCCAATCCTGAGATTGTTCCGAACACGCCTACTTTGCACGCAACGACAAATATAACAATCTCAACTACAAATCTATATACTGCAACTTATACTGGGGCAGCTGGAAGTGTAGTGAATGGCTGTATGATTTATGTTGTTGCTTCTGGAACAGGTGGAACAGTAAGCATAACTCATCAAGAAGATAGTGGAGCTGGATTCGCTGACACAACAGCAACATCAATTATTGACATTACTTCATTTGCTAATCCTGGTTGGGTGTATTTTAGATTTTCCTCACCATTTACTTATACAACTTCAACTGCGAATAAACAGAGATTTAGAATTGTTGCATCTAGTCCAACAGGAACAACGACTGCAGCCGCTGATTCAGGTGGGTCAAACATAATGTTCTTTGCAACAAACGTAAGCGCTACTACGATTCAGTCCACCGATGATATTTTTGTTATAAATCAAAATTGTTCAGGAACAGCAACTCTCACAGCTGACGGGACGCAAACATTTGGATCTGGAACAACAACAGCTTTAGCAGCTGCAAGACAAATAGGTAACGCTTTAGTTATTGCTAACGGAGGTATTGTACAGGCTGATACATCTGCTTCTGTAACGCTAACAGGCAAGGGTAATAAACTTATTTATAAAGGAGGTTCTTTCTTAGTTGGGTCATCTGGTACAGCGTATCCAGCAGCAAACACATTCACTTATAACTTCGATGAAAATGGAACTTCTGGGAACTACGGTATTCGTATTCTTGACGGTGGGATATATAAAACATACGGGGCTTTAAAAAGTTCAGCTACTTTGTGGAAAGCAAAATTGTCATCTGGAACAGGCACTGCAGCTGATCCAGCTATTATGTCTGCTTCAGTTGATTGGTCTGTTGGAGATTATGTTTGTATTGGTCCGACATCTGATAACGCAACAAATTATAATGAAACTGAATATCGATATATTATTGCAAAAAACTCTGCTACCTCTTATGTTTGGTCATTAACCGCTGGGGGTGCTGA